AGTAGACGCTGGTATAGACGAAATAGCTACGGTTACTTGGACAGGTTTTGGAACTACTCTTAAAGAATTAGAGGATGCTTCTAGAGATAACGCTGTATCCGTATTTGGGGGAGTGCTAAATAACGGAACTACTGTTACAGCTAACTCCAATGTAGTTGCCTTTGATTCGGTAGCTGCTTATCACCCGTTTAATCAGATGAATGTTGCTGCTGGTATAGGTACTAACTCATTTATTAAAAATCGTCTAAGTACTATTGAGTTTCATCACGCAACTAGCGAGGGTGGTGCTGATGTTACATATACATTCCCTGTTACCGAACTATCGTTCGAATATAATAACAATATTACGTATGTAACTCCAGAAGAACTAGCTACACTAAACGCACCGATAGGTCAGTTTACAGGTACAAGAGCTGTAACAGGTTCTGCTACTATGTATCTGCGTTCTGGCGATACGCAATCAGCGCAATTTTTAAGAAATATTGCGAATGACGCTAGGACTTCCTCTTCTTCTACTGCTAACGCAAATCTAATAATTGGTGGTACTACTGCTCCTTATGTAGCCTTCCAGTTAGATGCAGTACAATTTGAGTTTCCACAACTTGCGATTGAAGACGTAATCTCTATGAGTGTTAACTTTGTTGCACAAGAACCTGGAGATGGTTGTGGTCAGGGCGGAGAAGTTACTATAATAGCTGCTAAGTCTTAATACTACTAACGAGGGGTAAAATTAAACATAGAACGTCCACTAGCTAGCAATTCAAGGTACCCCCCTCACCTTTGAAAAGCAGATCAACTAGTGGGCGTTCATTTTATTTGAGGGAAACTACAATGAGTAAACTAAAATCTATGATGATAGCAAAAGATACTTCTACCTGGGTAGAGTATCCTGATATTGACGGATTTGAAGTACAACTACAGTACTTAACAAGAGAAGATCTATTAAAGATACGAAACGCTAGTGTTACGTACAAATTTAGTAAAAAAACCAGACAGCGCGAAGAAGAAGTAGATTCTCAAAAATTCATAGAAAACTATGCAGAACGTGCTATTTTAGGCTGGAGAGGTTTAAAAATTAAACATCTTCCTATGCTACTACCTGTTGATATTACTGCTATGAATAAAGAAGAGCTAGTAGAATATAGCAGAGAAGACGCTGTAGACCTTCTTTCTAACTCTACAATTTTTGACCAGTTTGTTAGCGATGCTCTAAATGATTTTGAGAACTTTACTCGCCAAAAAGCCGAGGAAGACGAAAAAAACTAAAAAAATACCTTCGCCATTCTTTTAATGGGGGAGGTATGAACTTAAATCAATATTTAGCTATGTGTGAGCAGATGGGTTGGGAGCCTGATGAAAATCAAATGCCTATTGGCGCTTCTGAACTATCTTTAGACTCCCAACTAGCTTTAGTACTACTAGAATCTTTGCCCGATAATTGGGAAGGGATGGGTGGTACTTGGTTAGGTAAAGATTATAGCGGTCTGCTAGCTATAATGGAAATATACGAGATAGAAAATAGACGTTCTGTGTTTGAGCTACTAAAAATAGCAGAAAAAGAATTAGGTGACTACTACGCTCAGAAACGTAAAGAGCAGGAGCAGCTGTCTAAAGCAAAGAGAGCAAGGTAATTGGCAGGTATTATAAATACTATTCTAACTAGACTTCAGACTGCGGGTGCGGACAGAGCAGCAGCGGATTTAGAACGTTTAGGTCGTGCTCAGACTAGACTCGGGCAATCTTCTGCCGGAGCTGGTAGGTCTTTTGCTGCTCAGGCTCAAGGTTTAGGTGGTTTAGTAAGTGCCTATGCTGGAGCAGCAGCTACTAGTTTTGCTTTAGAAGCTGCTTTCTCTGCGCTTGCTAATAGCGCGAGAGCGCTACAAACGGTTGAGGGCCTTACTTCTCTAGCCGCTGCTAGTGGTATTGCCGGTAAAGAAATATTAAATAATGTACAAAAAATAACTAAGGGTCAACTTAGTTTGGTAGAATCTGCACAGCAAACCAACCTTGCTTTAAGTGCGGGTTTTAACACCTCTCAAATAGAGGGATTATCGGAGGTAGCACTTAAAGCCTCTAGAGCCCTCGGTAGAGATTTAGGGGACGCGTACACACGAGTAGTACGAGGTTCTGCTAAGATGGAAACTGAACTTTTAGATGAACTAGGTATATACACTAAAATCGAGCCGGCAACTAGGGCCTACGCAGCTGCTATAGGTAAGACTGTATCACAGCTTAGTGAGTACGAGAGAAGGCAAGCTTTTGTTAACTCTGTAATAGCAGAAGGTCAACAAAAATTTAGTTCTATAAATACTACAGTTCCTACAGCAGCAGAAAAAATTGAAGCTTTTGGAAAGCGTATTATAGACCTGGGTACTCAGTTAGGCTCTTTTATTGCGGAACGTTTAGCGCCCTTAGCAGACTTTTTTACTAATAATTTAGGAGCTGCTATAGGTGCTTTTGGAGTTCTTGGCTCTATCGTACTAGGTAAGACTCTATCTGTAATTAGTGACAAGCTGAAAAGTTTTCAAAATACTGTAGACAACATTGCTGCAAAAATAAGCAATAGCCTAATAGGCCTAACTAAAGCTTCAACAGAGAGAGTTGTTGCAGCACAGCAGGCTGTTTCTAGTATAAGTTTAGCTAGTAAAGGTACTGCGGGTGGTCTACGACCTGAGCTAAAAGCTCTTAAAGAGATAGCGGCTCAGAGAAAATTAAACTCACAAGAGTTAGCGAAAGCACAGACAGTATTAGAGAAAAGAATTGATAATTTAAAAACAATTAGGCTTACGGAAACTCAAGCAGTATTAGCAGCTAGACAAGATAGAGCAGCAACTCAAGCAGGCACTACTGCTAGACTTGCTGCTAATGCTGCTTTAACTGATGCTAATAAAAAGTTACAAGCTACCGGAGTTCTACTAAGAGCGACAACTACTCAATTACAAGCTGTAACAGCTGCAAGTGCTACTAGTGGTGCTGCCTTCGCTAAATTTGCTAGTACAGTGGTACTAAGGTCGGGTGCTGCTATAGTGGCTATATCTACTCTTGCTTTACGCATGGTATCTTTAGGTGGTTTTTTGCTAAGCGCTGCTTCTATATTTAGCATACTAGGTTCTGCTATAGCAAAGGCTATGGGTAAAGGTGATGAGTTTAGTGCCTGGTTAAAAGGATTAGGGCAGACTATACGCGGGTTTTTTACAGACGTAGCTACTGCAAACGCTAGTAAAGTATTTACAGGATTAGTTAGCGGTAGTTTAGATAATATACAGCAAGCTAATGCTCAGCTTCGTGGACTAGATACCTTTAAATTTAAACAAAGAAAAAAGCTAGGTATTACTATTGAAATTGAGAAGACTAAAGAAGACTTAGTCAAAGAAGTATCAAAAGTACTCACCGATGTTTCTACTAAGTCTAGCATAACTTTATCAGATGCTGTATCGAGTGGTGGATTTTTTGGTTCAGTAGGTGCGGGTGCTGGTGCGGGCGCTTTAGCAGCTCTTTGGGGAGGCGCGGTTACCGCCGGTGTAGGCGCGGCTGCTGGTGCAATTGTAGGCGGCTTAACTTATCTATTTTCACAAGTAGGAAATGAAGCTGTAGTAGCTAGCGAAGAGTCTATGACAAAAGTAAAGGCAGTTTATAAAAATGCTCTCAATAAAATAGAGATTGAGCTTGGTGCTCCTGTTGCAGAATTAAGCACTAAAGCACTAGCAGTTTTAGAAGATCAATATGGAGTTTCTGCTAAATTAGATCCTGTAGCTAAAGCATACTTAATGACTCAGCAAAAACTTGTACTAGAATCTGCAAAATACCAAAAAAATATATATGAAATAGCTTCTATAATAGCTGCTACTGGCAAATCAGCGGACCAGATAGTAAAAGTATTTCAAGGTTTTGAAAAACTCGATGATGGGTTTAGCTCTACGGTGCGTGCAGATTTGTCTGCTATAACTGATATACCTATAGAGCTTCAGATAATAAACAGAGACGAAATACAGAAAGAGTTAGATAAGATAATTAGCTATGATCCCACACTTAATTATACGGGTGTTGTAGACACTGCTGCAATAAAGGCTGATACTGACGCTCTGCAAAAGCTAATGGATGATACTAAGGGTATGAGCTTTTCTGAAGCTATTAGTAAGCGTTTGGAAGCGTTAAAAAAGAAAGGCGAGACGGCTAGTGCCTACCTAAAAGCTTTAAGCCTCTTAACTGAAGCAGAAAAAGAAGCCCTTGCTTCAGGTGAGGAAATTGCTAGAACTCTCAATATAGGACAAAGTTTTTCTGAATCTATAACTGCTGGTGAGGGGTTAAATGCTATATTATTCAGGACTACCGACTTATTAATGAGTACTTCTAGCGCTATACAAAGCGGTACTATAGACTACGAACGTTTTTCACAGGCAACTTCTAATATAGGAGTAGCGCTAGTAGAAGCTGGAGAGGGTGCTATAGTCCTAAACAATAAGATAGAAGCAACCGAAGAAGCTTTTAAACAAGCTATAGCTGTAAAAGGTGCTAACGCATTAACTGAAGAAGAAAAAACACGTTATGTAACTCTGCTAGCTAGTTTAGGAATGCAATTACACCTTGCAAAAGAGACCACTGCCGTAGAGTTAGAAAAGCTAGACATATTAAAAAAACAAGAAAATACTATTAAAACAATGTCTGATATAGATAATTTTATAAAATCGGTTACTCCTAAAGACCAATCTATATTTGGTTTAGAACTAGATATATTTAAAGCTAGAGCAAAAAATCCTGCTGAAGAACTAGCTATAACTATTGAGTATTTAAAAAGTATAACTAACGGTTATAGCGATGCTACTGAGAAAGTGAGTGTTTACAGAAAATCGCTAGACGATATAGAGGATAGCCATCTTAAACTTTTATTAAGTTCTGCTACAGCAGAAAACGCTGAATCTATAGCTAAAACAATTGATGCTTTAGAAAAGTATAGTGCTGTATTAAAAGATAATAAAATCGCAGTTACTGATTTAAATAAGAGTACTGTAAAAGAGTATGAACCTGTTAGGTCTGCTATTATTCGAGTAGGCGGCGCAGCGACAAACGCAGCTGATGCAATTACAGCACTAGGTAAGCAAGCGCTATCTATGGCTACTAAATTTATGTCAGAGGCTATAGCTAGTTACAGCTCTTTAATAAATGATCTAAATATAAATATGGATAACCTAGTAGCAGAAGAGCGAATTTTAAAACTAACTTTTGAAGCTGATATGTCTCAGATTACGAGAGATATAGATATCATAAAACAAGAAGGACTAATAGAGCAATTAGGATTACAAGTTAGTTTATCTAATGCTAAAGTAGACGCTGGTACTACAGGCCCTGTTGAAGGCGCTAAAGACGAAAATATTTTACAGCAGCGAATACTAGAAGAGCGTAGACACTTACTTCATCTGGAGATGGGTAATGCTTTAATGGCTATAGAAGCTCGTAGAGAAATAGCGGAACAAGAACGTACAAATGCATTAGCCGAGATAGAAGCTCAATATAAACTACAAGCAGACAAAATAGCTGCCGACGTAAAACACGTAAATGCTTTGATAGCTCTTTATGCAGAAAATATCAACTCCCAACAAGCTGTAAACGCTCAGCTTGTAAACGGTTTTGGTGAGGTAGGTAATGGGCTATTAACGGGTCTATCAACAGTTTTTGCTAGTGGAGCTACTGCGCTGCAGCAAGCTGTACAAGAGACATGGTCAGGAGCTAGTGCAGTAGGGTTTACAGCTATAACGCCTCCAGATATGTCTGCTATAAAAACAAACTTTGAGGCGCTTGCAACTGATTTTACTAATACTGCTAATGATGCGCAGGTTGCTTTAATCAACAATAAGCTTGCAGAAATAGAGGCTGAGGGTACTAGACATACTAGATCTATGGAATTGCTAGACGCAGAGGCAGAAAAAGTAGGAGCCACGTATGACGCTAAGTTTGCTGCATTAGACCTTGCTGGTGATATAGAAGGAGCTAATGCTATTAAACGTTTAGGTGATGCAGCTAAAGAAGCAGCAGGAGGTGCTGACAAGGGTGCTAAAGCTATAGATTCGCTAACAGGCCGTCTATCTTCTATTCAGTCTTCTATAGATAGCGCTGTAAATACTGCTTTTTCTAGTCTAAATAGTTTAATAATGTACGGCGAGGGTTCTGCTAAAGAAATTGCTTTTGCATTCTTTAGGTCGATACAAGAAACGCTATTTGAAAAGCTTATATCCGAGCCTTTATCTAATATCATATCAAATTGGCTAACAGGTGTGATATATGACATGGTTGGGGGTACTGACATAATGGGGTCTCCTCTTAGTGGTGTCGTAGGTTCTATAGCAGGAGGTACTACTGAGCAGTTAAATGTTAATACTATGGGGCAAGGTGCTTTTACCGCTGGTACCGCTATGGAAGGCTTAGGCAGTACGGTAGCTAGCTCTACGCAATTGGCAGTAAACCAAATTAATACTGCTCAACAACAATTTGCTGCCGCAATGCAAAGATTTAGTGGCGGTACACAGACTGCTGCTAATACTTCTGCAAATAAAATACAAAGCGGCGGCCAGCAACTAACTACAAAAGTGACTACGACAGGGCAAACAGTAGCTCAAGGAACTGTTGCCGCAGGAACTGCAGTAGGAAGTGCTGGTACTACTTTTACTAGTTTATTACAATCTTTCTGGCCTATGCTTATAATGATGGGTATTACTGCTTTAGTAAGCAAAAAAGCTTCTGGAGGCTCTATACAACAATTTGCAGCTGGGGGGTCGCCTATTATGGCTCAAACACTAGCAAGCGGTGGTCAACTACGTGACCGCGTACCCGCCCTACTAGAGCCTGGCGAGTTTGTTATAAGACGCCCTGCTGCGCGTGCTATAGGAGGTCCTGCGTTAAGGTCTATGAATGCGACAGGCAATGTTCCTACTAACAGCGCGCCTATAATTAATTTCAAAAATGAAGGATCTCCTAAGGATGTTGAAGCTTCTCAGCCAAAATTTGACGGGGAAAATTATGTTATTGATATAATAACTAGAGACCTTTCAAATAACGGACCAATAAGACGTAGTTTACGTTCAGGAGGAATATAATGGCAACATACCCAGACGATGCAGTAGCTAGTTTTACTATACCAGGGTTTTCATCAATGATAGATAGAAAACCAGACAAAGAAACTGAAATAACCAAGATGTTTAATGTAATAGAATTTACTAGTGAAGCTGGTTATGAGAAAAGAAGATTACGTAGTCGTAGAGGTATTAGAGAAGTTGAAATTACTTATACTAATATAAACGGTCTAGCAAAAGAAGCTATTGAAACGTTTTATAATGCTAGAAATGGTAATTATGAATCTTTTATACTAGATATGTCTCATATAAATCAGCCTGGTATTATGAGAGTGAGATTTAATGGTCAGCTATCCTCAACACATAACCAGTCCTCATCTTCTAACGTTTTATCTAATATATATACGGTCTCTTTTAAACTTAAAGAAGTAAATAACTAATGACTTCAAAAACATACGATTTTAAACTTACAGTAGCTAATACAGCTGGGTTTAGTTATGGTAACGTTATAGTAGGTAATACTAGCGCTACTGTAGCTACTATATCTAACGTAGACCATATAAGTAGTACTATAAAAGTAAAACTAGCAAATGTATTAACCGAGTTTTACACATCAGAGTATATACACTCTAATGTAGCTGTTATTAGTGGTACGGCTAACGGCTATTTAAATACTAGTAATTTGCCTTTTCAAGCTAATATTTTTGTTAGTAATTCTACTATTGCTAGTACTGCAATTAGCTCTATAGTTCTTAGCCCTTATATAGCAGAAAAAAATGCTTTTACTCAGAATCCAGTAGTACGTCTTTACTCTATATACTACCCTGGAGATTGGTATCCCAATAATGAATATGGTAATCCTACAGGAGTAGGGGCTGGGCGTTCTTGGCCTAGTGCTTTTCCTATACGTTTTGCAGAAATAATAGGTGATACTGCTGATGATTTATCTTATGCCGTATCATACGGCGGTACTGACTATATGCCGTTTCCAGTAGATTTATCAGGACTACAACAAGGCTCAGATGGTAAGATAAATGAGCTATCTCTCACAGTTTTTAATGTTGATAATATTATATCATATTTGGTTGAAAACCCTTACTTATCTGGTAACAACATATCCAACTCCGTTGTGGCGCTAGTAAACTCTGAATATTTACACGGTATAGACCCTAGAACTGTTAATGCAGACCCCTCTGATCTAGGCTCTCCAGGAAGTTTAGCCTACGATACTTTAACAAGAGCTCGCGCTAATGGTTTAGTATATGATGAAACTATTACGAGTTATTATGGTAAAGCTAATGCAGCTTTTGATAAAACACAAACAGAATCTGTAGGCGGTGATTGGAGAAGCGATAAAAATGATTCTAGAGATTTACTAGGTGCTGTAGTCGAGATAAAAAGTACCTTTGTTAACTTCTTAGATGTGTGGCCAGAATATAGTTTAATTACAGACGTAGACAGCACTACAGTAAGCGTAAATAATGCTCTACCATACAGGCCTGGAGATAATGTCCGTTCCTCTAAAGGAGAAATTGAGGCTACTATAATTAGTATAGAAAATAACCAAGACTTATACTTATCTAATATGTTAAATATTGGTACATCAGCTGGAGATCCTCTATACATAGTTAATCTAGAAGCAGATGCTGATAGTTATAGCCGGGACGAATTTAAGATTGACCAGTTAGAAGGTTTGAATGAGCATGTTGCTACTTTTAACCTAACTTCTTGGATGCAGTATTTTAAAATTGTAACTCCTAAACGTAAGTACTATAAAAATACTTGTCAATGGAAATACAAAGGTGAAGAATGTCAATATCCTGATAATGGGGTAGGTAGTATACCAGGCTCTACTTTATATGCAAACGGTATGTTTACTGCTGCTGGGGTCTCCACAGAAGACCCTCTTCAAGACGTATGTTCTAAATCTTTTACTTCTTGTAAACTCCGTAATAATGGTGTACATTATGGGGGTTTTCCTGGAACAGGTAGATCAGTGCCTCGTTCATAAAATATATATTTAGGAGAAATACGTGAATAAATACTTAGGTATCCCTCATAATTATAGTAGTATTAACTGCTTAACCCTAGTTCTTAAAGTTTACAAAGATATTTTAGGCATAGACGTAGAGCTACCCTGCTATCCTCAATCAAGAAAATGGATTAATGTATACGACCCTGCTTTCATTGACAGCTGGGCACAAAAGTATTCTACAAAAGTTAGTTTGACACAACTAAAAAAATATGATTTAATAGTATTTAATTACGCTAAATACATTGATCATTTTTCACTATATCTAGAAAATTACAAAATGCTACATGTAAGAGAGAATAGCATGTCCAAAATAGAATCCATGACTTCAGAAGATATACAAAACATTTATGCGTGCTATAGACTAAATGAGTTGGTTTGATAAATATATAGGCATACCTTATAAGTACATGGGTATAAATCCTAAAACAGGATTAGATTGTTTTAATTTATGCTCCTATATACTACAGCAAGAATGTTCCTTTGACATACCCTATAGTTCCTCAGATTTTTGTAATATAGCCGATGATACTTGGTATAATAAAACTAATAAGTCTTTTTTACAGCTTGCAATTAATGAAAGACGTTCAGATTTTTTGTGGGATAAAGTCAGTAATCCTAAGTGTTTTGACGTAATACTAATAAATATAGGTGATACTAATGTTGCTAATCATTGTGCTTTGTATGTAGGAACAAATAAAATAATACATACAATGCAGAATAGGCCCAGCTTTACCTCTCCTTACGGAAACTACTATAAACAATATACTCTAGGAATTTACAGATGGTCAACCTTGTTAAGCTAAAAAATGCAATGAATAAGCATGCTATGGACTCATATCCGTTAGAGTGTGTGGGTATTATTACTAATGATTATGAATATATACCTTGTAAAAACATAAGCAACACTCCTAAGCTTAGTTTCTATTTAGACCCTGCTGCTTTAATAAAATATGATGGAAATATATGGGGTATATTTCACTCACATCCCGGAGATGATAATCCAATACCTAGTAAAGAAGACAAACTGAGCGCAGCTTTTAATCAATACAAATTTATAGTAGGCTTTAATAATAAATTTTATTTATACTGGTTTGAAAAGTCTTTAGACGTTTTATGCTTTGAGCCTTTGAAAGAAGAACATTTTGCTAGTAACTATTAAACCTCATAGTTCCTATAGATTTTTATTTGATGAGCCAAGTTATTCTGTAGATATAAACGTATACTCAGATGTGTTATATTATTTATCTTCTATACACCCAAAGTTTGCTATATACTGTAAACAGCAAGCTCTAGTAGTACAGCAAGAAGACTTTGCTATTGTAGATAAAAATCTAAAAGTAGTAAAAAATGAAGAACTAGCTATAAGAGCAGCAAAAGAAGGCGATACTTTATATATTGTACCTGCTATTACTGGTGGCGGCGGTAAAAGAAATGTACTAATCATGGGATTATTAGCCGCTGCTTTTATATTTTTACCTACATTTGCTCCTGGATTAGCTGAGATCACTTTGTTTGGCTCTGAAATGAATATGGCTATGCTGTCTAAGCAAATAGGTATAAGTTTAGCTATGGGGGCTGCAGCATCGTTATTTGCGCCAGAACCAGAAACACAGGAACAGTCTAGAGAAAGCGGTTTATTTAGTGGTCTTCAGAATACTACGGAAAGCGGCGTACCAGTTGCTTTACACTATGGTATGGTAAGAATAGCTGGGCAAATGCTAAGCGGGTACATAAACACAGTAACACATGGCAAATCTGAAACAGTAACTGTTGAGGGCGAGCTTTATGACTATACCTCTAACCCAAATAACGTAAAAACTGAGTCACTGTTTGGAGATAGCCCTTAGGCTATTAGAATAGTAAATGGAAATTCTGAATGACAAAATTATACACTAAACATTCTGGTATAACAGTACCTAAAATAACTGGGGCAGGCGGAGGCAGCAAAGGTGGTGGTACAGTATCGCCTAACTCTTTGTTTTCTACTGATGTTTTATTTATTGTTAATGGATTAGGGGAAGGCCCTTTTTATAGAATCAACCCTAACGGGCCTCAGGATATACAAATAGCAAATAGTACTATAGACGATCTAATAAAAATAGATGGTGATGGCTCAGAAGATGTAAATAAATTTAAAACTACTGCTGCTTATGGTACAACCACGCAAGACCCTCTACCTTCTTTTGGGGATGTAGTAGTTTCTCCACAAGTATTTGCTAGTGCAGTAAAATTAAAAAAAGGAAACATAGATGGTGTTCCGTCTTCTAGTGTAACTTTGCAAGAAACTAGTTCTAGTGCTTGGGATGCTTTACGTTTTAACTTTGTAGTAGATAGGCTATTTAAAGGTGATGAAAAAGGTAACGTAAAACCACACTCAATTAACTTAAGAATTCAAATTTTTGATTATCTAGGAGCAGTTACTATATCTGATAGTAGCTATACTATCCAAGGTAAAACAGACACTTCGTATAAGCTAACTATACAATATAATATTGCTTCAGAATTTTTATCTGAAGA